AGGTGCTGTAACAATGACCTTGGCGTGGTAATGAACAAAAATAAACCACAAGGCCAGCCAGGATAAACAACTGGTCTTTCCTACACCGTGACCCGATCGAATACTAATCCCTCGAGTTTGTTTAGCGGCAGCGGCCATAACCTCTAGCTGCCAAACATCTGGCTCTGCACCCAGCATATCTCTAACAAAAATTGCGGGATCTGCCCGCATTATTTCAATGTCTTTAACAAGATCGGGAGCAATAAACGAAGACATTTTATGCGCTGTACTCGCAATACAAGTCCGGCCAAGCAATTCCTTTGCGCGCCCGGACCACAGCAAAGGGTGAAACTTTAAACTCGTTAGCCCATTGAGTATTGGTTTTTCTTTTAGCCCAAGAATTTTTAACAGTTTCCGCAATCCGATCGTGAGCTAACATCTTGAGCGTCTGGCCTTTGGTTAGCTCCTTCTTTCTGGATGCAAGCAATTCATCATAGGTGGCATACTTACGCATCTGGCTACCTCTTTTTGTACTTAGGCTTTTTGTGCGTCACGTTAGCGTTCAAAGCTTTCATGTGCTTTCTGGCAGCTTGCTTGGTCTTGTGGACCTTGAGCGTTTTCCACCCGCTGGGCCGCTGGACCTGGACAATAGACTCACGAACCCGATACGGCATGGCAATCTCCTCCTGGCATTGTGTAAGGGTCTACACCAAACGTAGCAAACTCCTCGATCCCTGGACATGAGCAGTCTGCAACATGGGACTTATGAAGCGTACACCACAGGTCTTCGCACAGGTCACATATAACCCACAACGGATCTTGCTCTGAATGCTCCGTTGATTTCGACATAGTATAGATACTAAGAGTGGTTTAATGTTTGTTATTGTTCCAACTCTGTTCCAAGCCTAAAAAAAATTACAAATTTTTTGGCTCAGGTACTACGGAAAAGCATCATTCTTTGGTGTTCACAGCTTCGGGTTCTAATCCCAAGATTTTACGCTGCCGAAGCGTAAGGTTTACCCCGTTGTCCATCAGCCAGGTATACACAAACTCTGCATCAACGCCTCTCGCAAAACCAGCAATAGCATCATGCGATCTCTGCAAAAGAATTCTCTCAGGACTCCCATGAGTGTAGAATTTGAGACGACCCTTAATGTTTTCTGCAAGACTGATTAATTCTGATGAGTCAACCATAGTGGCTCCTTAAAGTGCGATAGTACAAAATTTCAGGATTGGGGAAAAATAGCAAGAGAATATGTGTTGAGTAGTACCAGTGCCGGTCCCCTGCTCTGGCTTAGGGTGGGGTCCCTCCTGCTACCTCATCCCGCCTCGATTTTCTGACGGCACCATTCGATACCATAGGTATCTGCTAGCATCCCGCCGGGTGCGAACCCGAACCCGAACCCGGTCCCGGTTCCGGTGACACCACCTAAACCCGAACTAGTTCCGGTTTAGTGTTCCCGCGCGTGCGCGTGCAACGTTCCCCGGTCCCTACCCGCCCGCCTAAAAGCTCTCAACGCGTTCCCATAGGTAACCATAGCCCCGACGCATTGCCCGGCCTTAGATCGCGTCTATGCGCCGCGTCCCGGTATCCATTGCCCGGAAAGCATAGGCACGAAAAAAGGGCCGACCCCGTGAAGGGCCGACCCTAGTCTCGGGAGAGATCCCGGCGAGCCTAGCAGACGACGCCGGGACGGTTCCCGGTTAGAAGTACCACGCGACCAAGTAGAGCGTAGCCAGCGGCCACACGATCGCCGCCCATATGCTCGGGTCCTCGGATCGGCTCACCCGTACCGCGTTAATGAATGAGAACGCCACAAGCACCACGATCAGAACCCCGGTTCGATCGCTCATAGTTCCTCACCTTCCACCACCACGCGCAAGCCCGGAACGTTCCCAGCTCCCAGCGCATAAATGTCGGCGGCCTTGTCCCCGAAGTGTTCGGCGACCTTTTGCCGCGTGTGGGCTTTGTGGTCCTCATCCATTGCGTCGGCTAGTGCCTGTAGCCCGTGGATGGCGTCGACCGGATCGACGCGGCCTAAACGCCGGGAAACTTCCCGCATCCAGTACGGCGTACACGGGTTCGCTAATAGCTTGTCTACGTTATTAGTTTTCATGGTCGCCTCATCTAGTAGGTTTTCCAGTATCGTGATTTGGCTTTGGATGTGCTCAAGGTCTTGGGTGGTTGGTTCTTCATCTAATGCGCACGCGATAGATATACTGGCTTCTTTTAGAGCCTTTTTTATATCGGTTTTCATGGTTCAGGTTCTCCAGGTTGAAAAGTCTAGAGGGCGGCGTCGGTCAATCTTGACGGGTGCCCCGATACCGTGCGCGGCGATCGCTACGTTAGCGCCGTCAACGCCCCGGCATATGCCGCAAGTCTCACAAGTAGCAACCCGGCCCGCTTCCTCGGATGCCGGGCAGATTGTCTCAAAGTCCAACGGGTTTTCCCCGGCCCGTAGCACTCGGAAAGATCCGAGGCCCGCCCGGCGTGCGGCGGCGGCATCGTCCGGCGTATCTGCTGAGACTTGGCAATACTTGAGAACGTCCCGGAGCTTGCGGTTGCGGCTCTGATGGGTGTACCCGGTCCAGCCTTTGGAGTTAGCCGTGTATGCATCCCACACGGCCAAAGGTACAGCCGCCGGGTCGCCATAGGTGCCGAGCCGAACCATACGTCCAGCGACTAGACCGGGCACGGCGTCCAGCGATACCGCCGGGACATTCCCACGCTCCCACGCCCGCCAAACTGATAACGGACCTTGTCCCACATTCACATAACAGGAGCGGTCAGAGTAACCGGACCCGGTGAACCTTCCCGGCCTATGGATGCAACCGCCACATATAGAAACATCCGCGCCGGTTTTCAACGCGGCCATTGGGTCTAGATCCCGGCGGGTTATGTAACTTTGAATCATTGCGCCCGTTTTCCGGTTTAAGCTGGATATGAGGCCCGAAATAATGCACACAATCGGAGCGCCATCTATCCTACTCGGCCCGCGCCATATTTCCACGCTATTAGTCCTAGCCATTGTTGAGCGATCCCCGCGCCACCTTTGCGGCGCTGTTCGGGTCGTGCCCCTCGGATAGGGCGGCGTCGAAAATTGCCACCCATTGCTCAAACTCCTCACGTTGGCCGGGTGTCATTTTCTTATAAGCATTCCGGGCGTCTGCTAGTCGCCGCTTGTCGCCCGCCTCTAGTGTCCGTAACTGCTTTCCGTTGCGCCTCATGATGCTAAGAGGATTGCGGCATACATCCCACCTACTACCGACAAAAAGAGAAAACCAACCCAGCACCCAACAACAAAAGCGTATGCCGCTTTCCTTAGTTGTCTACGGAACGCGAACCGATTTAGACGGTGGCCGGGCATAGGTAGGTATGTGCTGGCGGAAAGCGCTCCACATAGTAGAGAAAAACAGAAGAAGTAAATCATTTTTGATCCTCCCGAGATCATATAGTGTGAAGAATTGATAGCGGGTACCTATGAGACGCGCAAGTGTTCGCCTCGGGGCCTGTCCTAATGTCCGGGCACACACACGCACACACGCACACACACACACGCACACACACGCGCACACACGCGCACACACGCGCACGCACGCGAGGCCTCGAGCCGATTCTTGAAGGGATTCTTGAAGGGATTCTTGAAGGGATTCTTAAAAAGATTCTTCCGAGGATTCTCAGATTTTGCCCGGTTTTGACCCTGGCTAGACCCCTCGGGAATGCTCCGACGCGCCTTAGAATCGATTCTCGGGGCTTGTTTTTTGGGGATTCTCCCGGAAACCCACGAAAAAAGGGAAGCAGCCGGAGCCGCTTCCCTCTAAACGCCCGCCTAAGCTCGGCCCTATTTCCCGTAGCCGCGCCACCCCGAGGTGCATCCTGTCTCGTCCGCGACCGCCCAAGCCGCGTTTCGCCGGATCCAGTCATGGCCGATCCGGGCTCGCACTATCGCGTTGAACAAACCCGGTGAGCACCGATTCTTTTTCAGAATCTCGAGGACCGCTTCGCGATCGCCTTCGGCATTCCGCATAGCCGTCAAGATCGCTCCTAGGTTCATACCTTGGCCTTGGTCTTGGTCTTGGCCCACCTTTGCCGACGCTTTTTATGACGCTCAAAGCATGGGTCACAAAGCCGAGACGCTGTCGGTGTCTCTTCCCTGCGGTGCGACGGCATAAGATCCCAGACCACCTTCATACTTTTATAAGGGTAATAACGATTCCGTTCCACCCTTGCACCATTGCACATATCGCAGCGGTCCTCCCGGCGTCTCACCGTCAGCCGACTGTTACTGTCGCCTTTTGCCCAAGACATGGTGCCCGCCGCCAGATCCATCGTGCCAAGGGTCATTCCTAGCACTAAATGCCCACGGCATTGATGGCACCGGGGCATCTCTGTTCCCCACATCTCGTTTAGGTCTAGTTCGGCTGTGCAATCGACATGAGGGCACACCCGCCATTCTGGATTCCTGCTCATACCTTCCTCCTCAAGTCAAATCCCCCCTCTACAGCGCATTGCGCCACAGCGGTGTAAAAACCATCCGGCGACGGTTTCCCGTATTTCGTGACGCAATCCCAGCACCATGTGTCACCGTTCCCTTGGTATTCGTATTCCGAGGCAAGCTCGCCGCACTTGTCACACTTCTCGGCATAGCAGTCAGGACAAAGCCAGCCGTTGCCGACGGATACCCGGTTCACGAATCGCCCCTTCCCGAGAGCGGTCGATTCACCGCACTCCACACAGCTATCAGCTATCACGATTTAAACCTCGGGTTCTGGGTTCTCAGGCATATTTTACCAGCCTCAAGTCTTCTGTTGTCTTCGTCAGTGTTCAACCAAGGGTGCATATTTAGAGCCTTAACCATATTTCTAATTGCCCATTTAGGCTGATTTCCGATAATGCTCCACGCTTGCCTAGTAGTCATGTTCCCCCCGCAGATCGAAACCCTCGAGACCAGCGCAATTAAGGCAAATCTCTAGATGATCGGCTACCTCTTGCGGCGTCGGGTCCGGCTCCCTCGGCACATCGCATTTTCTATATCGGTTTTCATGGTTATAGACATTGGGCATACCTACCGCATGACTTTGGTTTTGGTAGACCCATTCGTGGTAGGCTCTGACGGCAAGCCGGGAAGGTTTCCCGCATTCGATACAGCAGAATATGCCGTCCGTCCAATGCACTTTTCGCGGGCTCGCCGGACCCCACATAAGACCCCACGTAATATCATTCGTCATTAGGCCACCGCCCCGAGTAGTAGGTTCTCAACGCCTTGCACAGCCCTTTCCCCGCAATCCTCGCACTCATAGTTCTCGGCGTCCGGTTCGCAGCCGTCCTGCTCATAACCGCAGGCGGTGCAGATCCCCACGTTCTCGGTGCCAAACATTGAGCGCATAGCAACCTCAAGAATCCGTTCTGTCTTGATCACTGCGGCCATAACTCCCCCCTCTTGGTGGTTTGCGTTATAGTCAACTTAGTCGCATAGGTTACTTACTTCAAGGGGGCCGCGTCCCTGAGACATCGTAATAGATCGCGGCGGGACGTAAGAAGCGCGGTCGTCTCCGATGCACTGCTCTGCCGCTTTTTGAGCCACAAAACATAGAAGCGCATGATCCCATTCTACTTGGTATTCGCCAGAGTCGTATCCATAGCAGTAGAGGTCATAAGGAGATGTTTCGATTTTTACCTTGCCATTGTACCCAAACCAAATCTCATACGATTCTTTAGCATAATCGGTATCGTTGAACCGCTCTCGCATACCATCAAAAAACCCCTCTGCGAAGAAAGGAAATTCTTTATTTCGCTCTTCGATCAGAAGCTTTTCTTTCAACCCACCTGGGTCAACACCCCAGTGCTGGCGCACAAACTCTCTATACGCGCCTTTTGCCACATAGACGTAGTGGTCAACTAACCTTTGCTCAAACCCAATGTTGTCGTAAATAGGAGGGACGTTATCCATTAGTCATCTACCTCATCCCAGTTGTCCTCGAGCTTCTGCGCTTGGTAAAGCATTTCGTTCGCTATCTTCTTTAGCGTGGCAATCGGCGCGACCATGGTCAGCTCCATTTGACCCTGCACCGAAAACTGGACAAGGGAGGTTTTCTCTTCGTCGTTAGACTTCGTGGACCACAGCGGAGCCACCCACACCTCCGGCTTTTCGACCAACCGGAACGCTACATCTAAGTTATTGCTGCCTATCATAATCTCGCTCCCGAGACTTAGTGAAACTACCTATGCGACATTCTAAGCACACATTCTCGGTGGCACAAGGCGTGTGTTTCCGGGCAGTTATGAAACCTGTTGCATTGGTAGGCTGGCGGGGCTATCGTTAATCTCACCTCGGAAGGAGCTACCAAACCGATGTCTAATCGACACCCGCACGCCGATGATTGGAGTATTAAATCGTTGAGCGATGCAATTGAGCGTGACGGCAGGGGGGTGAAGAGATTCTCACGCGAGGTTCTCATTAGACCCCCGTCTACTACTTACCGCTGGCTAAACGGAAGCAAGCCAATTCCGAAAGTTGTCAGGGATTGGCTAGTCGGAGATTTTCGCATTACTGCCGATGGAGGGAGTGCTGATGTCTGATTCTCCCGTCCTCACGGCGACTGATGTTCGCGACAGCCTAAAAGGGGTGGATGTATCCCCCTACACTCAAAGCCGCAGCATTGGCAACCGATCGCTTTCGTGGCTACCCTGGGCTGATTGCTGGGCGATTCTAACAGAACATTACCCGGCTGCAACCTACTCTTTTAAACCAGCGCACTTTTACCCGGATGGAAGCGCCGAAGTTGAGTGCGGCGTCTCTATTCCTGACGGGGCGGGCGACTTTATATGGCAAGCTTGCACGCTGGCCGTAATGGACAACCGCTATGACGCTATCGAAAACCCGTCGTCTCGAGATATTAACGATGCTCGCTGGCGTTGCGTTGTTAAGGCTGTTGCTACCCTGACGGGATTGGGCCTACAGCTCTACAGGGACGGGTCGGGTGTGCCTAAACCGATTGAAGTAAAGACCGTAAAGCCTTTGACCGCTGCCGAGAAGAAAAAGCGGGCCGCTGCTGCCAAGAAGCAGGAAAAGGAGCGGGAGGCACACCTTGAGGATTCTCTAGCCAAGCTTGCGAGCTTAGTGACCGCTTGCGAGGGCGAAGGCAACATAGATACGAAGGGAATAGATGTTGCCAAGAAGTACCTAGCTGACCGTGGTCCGATCGCTCGCGTAGAGGATGCAATTAGGTTTTTAGAGGGCGAGCTTCGTGGTTAGTTCCGGCATTAAAAGGTGCCCGGCAGACGGGTGCCGTCAGTGGGCAACTGTTTCGCATATGACGCGAGGCGGGACGGCCTTGTGGCGGTGCCCGGCTGGACACGCTTTCCAGGATCCTTGCGATCCGCTTGTTCAACCAAGGGCTAGGACTCATGACCCGGACACGAGCCATGATGCTGCTGCATCTATGACGCGGGGCGCACAGCGCCAGCGAGACAAGATTCTCGGCTTATTGCGTGATCGTGGTTACTTAACTGCTGATGAATTAGATGTATCGTTGTTTGACGGGCATCACACCGCCGGGCGAAGACTGTCGGAGCTGAGAGAGCTTGGTCTGGCAGAGCGCACCGACCGCAAGCGTGACACCCGTAGTGGAAGGAAAGCATATCTCTGGCGGCTTGTAGAAAACGAGCCGTCTCTTTTTTAACCCAACAGGACGATGACATTATGCCGCATGACAAAGTATTTCCCAATGGAATGTATGCGTCGGCTCCTCGAGATTCTGCACCTGACTTCGTGAAGGCTCGCGTGAGCTTTAAGATTGCCGACTTTGCGAAGTTTATTGCGACTCAAGAAGGCGAGTGGCTGAACGTGGACATTAAGGAGGGGCGCGAGGGCAAATGGTACGCTCAGGTCGA